ACTCACGCCCACGCTATTCTAAGTCACGCAAGGTTTGGGAATTGGAAACAACAACAACTTGGACTTGCGAAACACATCAAGAATTGTCAGACCAATAGGATAAGGTGAAACTATGAATGATTATGAATACGAAAATGACGTAGAGGTTATCACTAACACTAAGTGTGTTGAATGTGGTGACAAACTTACAGGGTGGGAAACTACCCTATGTTGTATCTGTGAAGCAATGAGTGAATAAGAGGTAATGAAAATGAATGAACTAACACTAGGGCGAAAAGTCCACATCACATACACACAACCATTCAATGGTGCAGGTGCACCACGTTGGAAGGTAGGCGAGATTGCTAAGGTAACGCCTAAGTGGGTGCTATTGAAAGGGCATAGAGGTGGTTGGCTACCTCGTGAGGGTATCAAAACAATTCAAGATTGGTGATACCCCACAAATAATTCTAGTGTGTCCGTATGGGCGCACTATCCTTTTTTGCGATTACTGTTTGGGGTATGTATCATACATACAAAAAATATATTAACATTTTGCCAAAACTGATTTTATATGTGACCAAAATCACATTTATACGATCAAATTGGTAATTCCGTACAAAATTAAGCCTACAAAAAACAAAATATTAAATTTGGCGGGACTAAAAGGCTCACCTTGCTGCCAATATGTCCATCTTGACACAATATACAGGGTAATATAGAGCAAAATAAAGAGCATCATGGTGCTACACGACCATTCTTAATAAACGCTTGATAGGTAATTGGCATCAATTCGGCAAAAATAGCCTCATATTGCTCTGCAACCATTTCAATTTCACGCTGTGGATAACTCGGAAAATGCGAATTTTCATCTTTTGTGCGTAAACTCAAAAAATTCATCAATGCTCTAGCATTCATAGTGACATAAGCACTACTGTAAATATTTAATGGTAAAATCTCACGAGCTACTTCCTTAGCAATACCTAGCTGCAACATAGTAGAATATGCCTCATAACAGTCCTTAGAGGCGTTTATAAAATTGTTTTGGACAGCATAGTGCTGTTCGGGTGTACCTTCTTCAAAAGTATATTTTCCTGCTTTACCAATTTGAATTAACTTGCGATCATCGGCGGGAATATAAAATTCTGGGTCAAGAACCTTGTATCGACCAGATTCCTCATTATATGAAGCAATACGATGACGCATATGCTCACGCCATACAAAAATGGGGGCTTTGACATAAAATGTGAAATTTGAATGCTCAAATGGTGAACCATGACGTTCACGCATAAGAAAGTTAATTAGCCCAGATAATTCGGGGGATTCAATGGATGTATTAGCTTGCTCACCTTTAGTAGATACACGGGCAGCAAATGCTACGTCATTATCTGATGCTGAATGTTTAATTAATTCAACAGTCATATCACTAGAAAATTTCACGATACATGCCTCCAAGCATGGTAAATAGCCAACCAACACAAAGTTGGAGCAATAACATATACGGTAAAGAACTGAATTAAGCGTTTAATTATAGCCACGAACCATCTTATCCTTAAAGTCAGAAATCTGTTTCAAAATTTCGGGGGTTTTGAGAGAAGCATCCATATTCTCTAATCTAGTTAAATCCTGACATACATTAGCATGCTCATCAAAGCGTTCGAAAGACTTTTTATCAATAGGAATGATTACATTCATTGAATATGTCTTACAATGTGGACAACTTATCTTACCTACACGATAAGATTGCATTTTTCTAGGTTTGTCAGTAAATTCAATTACAGGATTCATAATTCTTCTCTCTTTTTACAGTTGTTTAGATGCTTAGTATAGGATATATTGGCACTATCTGTCAAGGGTAATTGACAAAGCATTTTAAATTCAAGACAGAATGGGCATACAATAATTCTCACTTTATCATTTATGTAGTCATCTGTCCAATGATCAGGTTTACAATCTATTAGGTGATTCTCAATTTCTTCAAGTTGTTTATAATTAAAAAACAAATTAGCCATAACATTCCAGTCTTTACATTTTTTACATTTAAATACTACAACATGACCAAATGCTGGATCATTATATTTTTCAAATTTAATCATCATCTAGTATTAGGGCGGGATCTGGAGACAGGACCTTTCCTGACTCATGCAAAGAAACCAACTCTGATAACTTATCCCTATCAGGCACTATAAGAGCTAATAAGTCATAGATACGCAATAACTGAATATACATACCACCTATAATTTCATATAGTGGTTGTAAGTCAGAATTTAGGTCTTCATTCGCCATCTGGCACATCCGTTCTTGATATAATATCTTTCATTGAGTTGTATAAGTTTAACCCAGGTTTCTTCCTGAATGAGCATTCCGTACAAATTAAAACAATTTGGTCTTCATCCTCAAGCCTGGGAAATAGACCCAAATGCTCATCACTTGTCTGACATTTGATATCTGGAACTAGACCCTGAGTTGCCAAAAAATAGTACCTGGAGAAAACTGCAAAATTCATTAGTATTATATTCTTTTCTTATATTAGTTATATAATTCTTTTAATTATATCTATTATATATATTATATATTATTTATATACACACAGATGTAATTGTAGAAATTAATTCCAATGTTGTCAAATTAAATACAAATTGCTATAATCAAGCAATGGAGATTTCTTTTACGGGTGCCCCCGAATATATGGCAACGGTGGTGGGATTTGGTAATGCCTCTTGGCATATCTGGAACACTTTTCGTAAACAAGGCATTGATTGCCTTGTTGACGCAGACACCAATATTGGAATCTCTTTCACCCAACCCCACGAATATAAATTCAAAGAAGACCAATACAAGATTGGTTATACCCCTTGGGAATCTACCGACTTTATGCCCGACTGGAAAGAAAACTTCGACAGATGCGATGAAATCTGGACAACATCCAATTTTAACAGAATGCTATTCGAAAAACAACTAGATCGGGAAGTTTTTGTATATATGCATGGAATTGACCACGCATATGCGCCCAAGAAGCGAAAATATCTTTTAAATCAGCCTTTTACTTTTTTGCATATTGGTGAGCCGTTTGCCAGAAAAGATGGGCAACTCGTGGTCGATACCTTTATTCGGCTTTATGGCAATAATCCCAATTTCCGCCTAATTATGAAATGCACAGGTTCTCATACGCTAAAAGTACAAGAACCTAATGGATATAACTGGGATAGCCCAGATAAGTTCTATTCAAATATTATTCTTAATCAGGAAATTCTCTCAAGCGGAGAAATGCTTACTCTTTACTCCTCGGCTCATTGCTTTGTGTATCCGAGCTGGGGGGAAGGATTTGGGTTTAATCCATTACAAGCTATGGCTATGGGTATTCCCACAATATCGACTCATGCTTGGGCAGAGTACGCAAATAGAATCACATTGCCACTAGAATCTTCATGGTCAGATAATCCTTGGCAGATTATTCATCCTGGACAAATGCTTAAGCCAGATGCTGCCCACTTAGAGCAACTTATGTTGGATGTGGTAAACGACTATGGCAAATATAGCGATTCTGCTTTTAAAAACTCATTTAAAATTCACGAAGAGTACGATTGGGACCTAGTTAGCAAACCTGCAATCGGAAAATTAAAAAAAATCCAAAAGTCTAGATTTTAGAATTTTTAAATGGTACACTAGAAACCTAAATCCAAAAATTGAAGAGGTATACACATGAGCGGGATCGAAAATCCGTATGAAAATTTTATTGCCCTAAGCAGATATGCTAGATGGCTAGAGAACGAAAATAGAAGAGAAACTTGGTCAGAGACTGTGGATCGTTATTTCGATCACATGACAAAGCATTTAAATAATAAGCATGAGTATGTCCCAGATTCAAAGCTCCTTGCAGAGTTAAAGCAATTCGTATTCGACAGAAATGTTATGCCGTCTATGCGTTCCGTTATGACCGCAGGTTCCGCATTGGAACGAGATAATGTGGCAGGATACAACTGTTCGTTTCTTCCTGTAGACTCACTTCGTTCATTCGATGAGGCTATGTACATTCTTATGTGTGGAACAGGGGTAGGTTTCTCCGTAGAGCATATGTATGTGGACAAACTGCCAATTGTTAACGAGCATTTTGAAAAGACAGATACGGTCATTATTGTAGAAGACTCTAAGGCTGGTTGGGCAAAAGCCCTTCGTGAACTCCTCGCTCTTTTGTATCAAGGTCAGATTCCTGCAATCGACATTTCAAAGGTACGCCCAGCGGGTGCTAGACTTAAGACCTTTGGTGGTCGTGCATCAGGTCCACAGCCATTAGTAAACCTCTTTGACTTTGCAATAAAAACAATTCGTGGAGCAGCAGGTCGCAAACTTAAGCCACTTGAGGCACACGACATTATGTGTAAGATTGGCGAAGTAGTTGTAGTTGGTGGAGTTCGCCGTTCTGCAATGATTTCCCTATCTGACTTGAATGATCACGATATGGCAACTGCCAAGGCAGGGGCATGGTGGGAAAACACTCCACAACGTGCACTTTCTAACAACTCTGTAGCATATACAGCAAAGCCAGAGATGAATGATTTCATCGCCGAATGGAAGTCACTATATGACTCAAAGTCTGGAGAGCGTGGCATTTACAATGTTAAGGCTGCACAGGCTCAGGCTGCAAAATATGGTCGCAGAGATGAAAGCATCCACTATGGAACAAATCCATGCTCCGAGATCATTCTTCGCCCATACCAGTTCTGTAATCTATCTGAGGTTATCATTCGTGAAGAAGACTCAGTTAAAGATATTAAGCGTAAGGTAGAACTTGCAACCATCCTTGGTACATGGCAGTCAACACTTACAGACTTTAAGTATCTTCGCAAGATTTGGAAAGACAATACAGAGGAAGAGCGTCTACTTGGCGTTTCAATCACTGGTCAGTTTGGTCATTCATTGCTTTCTGGAAATGAAGGAATTGAAGAACTAGAAAAGGTGCTTAACAACCTTAGACTTATTGCTGTAAGCACAAATGTGGCGGAAGCTAATAAGATTGGAATCAATCCATCAGCAGCAATTACTTGTGTTAAGCCTTCTGGAACAGTATCCCAGCTAACTGGTGTATCTTCGGGTATGCATCCTTGGCATAGCGAATACTATGTTCGTACTGTTCGTGGAGACAAGAAGGATCCACTTACACAGTTCCTTGCAGACTCTGGAATTCATGCAGAAGATGATTTTATGAAGCCACAGGACACCACAGTATTTAGTTTCCCGATTAAGGCACCCAAGGGAGCAATTACTCGTAAAGATTTAACTGCGACCCAACACCTTGATGTATGGCTAACATATCAAAGAGCCTGGTGTGAGCATAAGCCTTCTATTACAGTTTCTGTTCGTGAAGAAGAGTGGATGGAAGTTGGGGCATGGGTGTTCAAACACTTCGATGAACTATCTGGAGTTTCTTTCTTGCCACACTCTGATCATACATACAAGCAAGCTCCTTATCAAGAAGTTTCTAAAGAAGAGTATGATGAATTTGTCAACAAGATGCCAAAGAATATTGTCTGGGAAAATCTTTCACTTTATGAAACCGAAGATAGCACTACAGGAACTCAGGCTCTTGCTTGTGTATCTGGCGAATGTGATATTGTAGATATTGGAAAGTAAAGTATAATTAATTTAGACCACCCGCCTCCTCTGGGGGCGGGTTTTCTTTTAGGGCATTAAGGTGGTATAATTTAGTTATAAATCTTATGGAATGGTTGTGGCATGACGAAAAAAAGCTTTGAAATTATTCAGGGGGATTCATTCCAAATATCTGTTGTTTTTGAAAATCCCTCAAATTCCCCAATAAACCTTTCTGGTTATACATCATATTGTGAAGTTAGAGACCAGCCAGGTGGTCAAATTTTATGCGCCACAGCATCATTGTCATCAATCCCCTACTCTGGATCATTTTCAGGAGATGGTATTTATGGAAATAGCGCAAGCACTGGTCAGCTATTTTTAAACCTAGTTCCTTCAAAAACACTTAACTTTAATTATCCAAGATCATCTATTCAATGGAGAATTACTAGCCCATCTGGAGAAAATACAACTTTGGTAGATGGATGGTTAATTGTGGATGCAGGTACTATCCCAAATGCCTGATAATATTGTTATTCAAACTAACCCAAAAGTAATTACGGTAACTCAGCAAAGCAACAACATTGTTGTTTCCGCTCCTGGACCACAAGGTCCAACTGGACAAATGATTATTGCAAATATTCCAACCGTATCTCCAATTATTAATACTGGCTCAAGTATAGCCTTTGACCAAGTTGCACAATATATTACTTTGGATACAAGATACGCAAAGATCACGGGTTCTGTGCAATATTCTGCATCGTCAGGATCTGCACTATATTCTACAAATGCTGGTTCTGCTACATATGCTACAAATTCAGGAAGTTCTTTATATTCTAATTTATCAGCATCTACATCTCAAACCAATTTTGCAACATTATTTATTGCTGGTTCTGCAGTTGCTACACAATCTTATGTAAATAATGCATCTGTTCTATTTGCGGTATTATCAAGTTCCGCCCAGTATGCATCAAGTGCTGGATATGCAACAAATTCAGGAAGTTCAGACTATGCAACAAACTCTAGTTCTGCAACATATGCAGCATCTGCAAGTTTTGCTACAAACTCTGGAAGTTCACTGTTTGCAACAAATGCAACAAATTCATCAAGTGCAAACTTTGCAACATCGGCGGGCAACTCAAATACGACATCCCAAACAGACTTTAATCCATTAACTATTTCTGGGTCTGCAGTTGCAACTCAAGATTATGTAAACTCTCAAGATTTTCAAAAATCAACAGGCTCTGTTGCATTTGCAACCAATTCAGGTTCATCATCATATGCAACTAATTCAGGCAATTCTTTAACTACCAGCCAAACATCTTTTAACAATATAAATATTACTGCATCTACACAATCTACAAATACCGTAAACGGAGCACTTGTTGTCGCTGGTGGAATTGGAACTGGTGATAGTGTAAATATTGGCGGGAACCTAAATGTTACTGGAAATATATTCATGTCGGGAAGTGCATTCACCGTTGGTGCTTCTAATTTAGAGGTAATAGATTCTATAATCTTACTTTCCGCCTCAAATTATTACTCAGACCTCCTTGACATTGGTTTCTATGGAGCATACGGTTCTACAGGTCATGATAGTGCATCAAATCATTATCACACAGGTTTAGTAAGAGATCATTTAGATGATAAATGGAAACTATTCTCATCAGGCTCAGAAACATCACCAAATACTATTGATTTTAATACCGCCACATATGACACATTAAAACTAGGTACAATTGAAGTTTCGTCTAGTGCTCAGGTTGATAATCTTAATGCCCAATATCTGGCGGGAATTGGAAGTGCATCCTATGCTAGACTAAATCAAGCACAAACATTTATTGGAACACAAACATTTAATAACTTTATTCAAGCTTACGGAAATCAACTTCAATCTGGAAAAATGACATTGGGACAAAACACGTTTGATAACAACAATATGCTTACCGTTACATCTAATGCTAGTACAAATGTTGGTATTTCTGTCAAGAGTTCTGCAAGCCAAACAGCTGACAATTTTCAGGTATTGGACTCTTCTTCTAATTTAAGATTTAGGATTTTATCTTCTGGAAGAACAGTTATTCAATCTTCCAATATAACCAATCCACAACTTTTAATTCAAAATATTAGCACAAATCAATCTGGAGATTTTATTCAGTTCCAAAACTTATCGGCATCTATTCTGGCAGGTGTAACAGCAAGCGGTCAAATATATACAGGGTCAAATACACCACTTTATATTTCTAGTATTCCCGCTCAACTTTCAGTTAGGTCTGCTGCATCTACCGCAACAACGATATTAGCACAATCAGCAAGTGGTCAAACAACAAACATATACGAAGCATTGAATCAAGACGGAACTTCTGTTTTTAGAGTTAGGGCGGGAGGAAATCTTGGTCTCGGAAGTTTGATAACGGGAGTTGGATTTGGCTTAAATATGAATCTTATGGGTGCAGGAACCATTGGAATGGTTACTCGGGGATACACAGGTCAAACAGCAGACCTACAACAATTCCAAGATAATAATGCAAATATTTTGGCAGGTGTAACAGCAAGTGGTCAATTCTATACTGGCTTAACATCACCAATTGTTAGTGGAAGTTCAGCTCAATTATCAGTTCAAACATCGGGATCTACAACTCCTGGAATTATTGTTAGAATGTCTGCATCGCAAACTTCAACTGCGTACCCGCTTGAAATTGAAGATTCATTAGGAACAACAAAATCTTATTTGTCAACATCTGGTGGTGGTCATTTCACCGCACAACTTAGTGCTACATCAGCATTGACGGCGGGAACTTCCAACTATCTGACTGCTGCCCTAAGCGTTATCCCATTAAATGATTCAGTTAATGGTGCGGTAATTAAGGGATTCTCCGCTTCGCAGACCGCTGACTTGCAACAGTGGCAAAAATCCGATAGCACTGTCTTGAGCCGTGTCACTAGCATTGGGTCAGTTATTGCACCTTACCTAGTCGCAGGTCCATCTGGCATTGCCTCCACCAGACTTTATGTGAACCCTAGTGCTGCTGAAGTTGGTGCCGTAATTCGTGGTTCTGCATCTCAAACTGCCAATATTCAAGAATGGCAGGACTCAAATGGAAGTGCTTTATTAAGAATTAATTCAAGGGGTTTTATTTCTGGTTTAGGAAGCTATGGCTTTCTTACGGGTCAAAGCCAGTTTGATCCTAATGGAAATCTGACTGTTAACTTTTTTACAGCATTACAAGGAACAGTTTTAAGATCTTCTGCAAGTACATCTATTCCAGTTACAGTAAGGGGATCTGCATCTCAAACCGCCAACTTACAAGAATGGCAATCTTCAGATACTACAATTATGGCTAGAGTCACTAATATCGGGGAGATTGTAACATCTACAACCGTTTATGCCAACGGAGTACAAAATAATAATAGTTACTGGTCATTCAACAATAATGGCGTTGGTCAAATTGCCGCAAGGAATGCCACAAACATTCCACTTACGCTTAAGGGTTCTGCTTCTCAAACTGCCAACTTACAAGAATGGCAGGACTCGGCTGGAGCAGTGGTTGCGGGTATTAATAATGTTGGTGGCTATTTTAATACAAATCGTCTTGCAATTGGATTTAGTTCTGTTCAACTTGGAGCTAAAGCAATTATTGGAGTTAGTAGTTCCACAGATATTGGTTTGATTGTCAGGGGTACTGCTTCTCAAACAGAAGATTTGCAAGAATGGCAAAATTCATCAGGGTCTGCTCTTGCAGGTGTGAATGCATCTGGTCAACTATATACAGGTTCGGCGGGACCTGTCACAAACTTGGCGGGAACTACACAATCCCAACTTTCAGCAGTAAGTTCTGCATCTAACATAATCCCTCTTATTGTTAGAAGACCAGCAACTGGAACGGCAAACACTTTTGAAATACAGCAATCAGCAGGAACTCCATATGTTTGGGTTGACCAAAATATGGTTTTAAATTCAATAGCAGCCTTTAACGCTAGACCAGCCACTATTGATGCAACACCAATTAATTCTTATCCTACAACAATAAATCATCGTGCGGATTTGTTCAGAGTTGCAGATAGCACTAACGCAACTACAAGAGCAGCCTTTAATGCTGCTGGTCAAATATATACGGGTTCGGCGCAACCAATTCTAACTACCGTATCTACAATTTCATCAATTAGTGCTTCGTCTTTAACTGCATCAGTTACTACTACCACCGCATCTCACAACTTATCAGTTGGTCAAATTGTTTATATCACTGGTGCATCACCAAACGAATATAATGGAAACTTTGCTGTAAACGCTATTATTTCTTCAAGTGCGTATTTAATTTCTAAATCATCTGCATTTGCTACATCAAGTGCTGTAACTCCAGGAACTGTTTCACTACCCGCCCAAATATCAGTTGTAACTGCTTCCGCTAATACTCCTGGAATTCTTGTAAAATATTCAGCAAGTCAAACAGCATTTCCCTTTGCTATATATGACAGTGTAAATAGCGTTAAATTTTATGTAAATCAATTTGGAAATGCTATAGCAAACAGTGGCATACAAGTTACTGGAAATATAGGGTCATTTCCCGTAGCAGGAGCAATGGTTGTTAACCCAGCAAACGCAACAAGTAAGGGTATTGTCTTTAAGGCTAATGCTTCGGCAACAGCCAACATGCTTGAAGTTATGGATTCGTCAAACAATATCTTGTATGGTGTAAATCCTATTGGTCAAATATTCTCAGGATCGGCAGGACCACTGACAAATATTTCTGGAAGTGCTGCCCAATTATCAGTAGTAACATCAGGATCTACAACTCCAGGAATTATTGTTAGGGCTGCATCAAGCCAGGTTGAAGATTATCAACAATGGCAAGATTCAACGGGCACTATCAAGGCAAGAGTAAGCAGCAATGGTGAAGTGTTTGGCACTGGTGTCAGAACTTTGAACACATCTTGCAGACTTCTTGAAGAAAGTGCTGGTGGCAATCTTCAACTGAAGAAATCAACCTCAGCAGTAGCACTTCCAGGAACAGTAGATTTTGCCAAACTGTACCTTCGTGACGGCACTGTTCCTGGCACATTGAAACTTGTTGTTCGTGCTGGCACTGCTGGCGCAGAAACGCCAATATTAGACAATATTGATCAAACAAATGGTATACTTAGTGGAACAATTGATGGAGGAAGTGCATAATGGCAGTACAAACAACTATTAAACTTAGAAGAGATACAGCAGCTAACTGGGCTTCTGTAAATCCCGTCCTTTCGGCGGGAGAACAAGGTCTTGAAACAGACACTAATAGACTTAAAGTAGGAAACGGAACAGCATCCTGGAATAGCATAGGTTATTCAAATCTTACGCAAACCGACTTTTTACAAACATTCTTTGGATATTCAGCATCTGGATATGAAACTATGCCAAGAGCATTAGCAACAAATACCAGCTTTCATGCAAACAATCAAATTTCTTGGACATTATTTACACCATTGAAAACATTTACGGCAAGCACTGTATCAACAATGGCATCCACATCTCGTAGTTCTTATGGGTATATTTCAAGTTACAAAGGAATTGGAGTTTATCAGGCAGTTCCTGCAATCTCAGCAAACGTCACACTTACTCCACTTGCAGTTACATGGGACAAAGATGATTCTTTATGGACAATTAGCAATCATGGTCCAGGTCTTACAACAACAACGCTTGCAACATCGGTTGCATCAAACAGCAATAACTTTACCTTAGTTACCTGCACAGGAACAGGTGCAACATTTACTAATGGACAAACAGTTACAGTTTCTGGAGGAACTGGAGGATTTACATCATTTACTGGTAGGGTAGTGGGTTCTCCAACAGCAACAACTTGGATATTACAGGCAACAGGATCTGGTGTTGTAACTGGAACAATGACTGGTGGATCAGCAGTGGGTCTTACATTTGCCACAGGAACTCCTCCAGCAGTCACAAGTGGATCTGTAGTTGGAGGAACTGGATTTGTGGCATCAGTTAGCATTACTACCGCTTCATCCGCAACCGTATTTGCTGCAGGTCAGTGGTTATCAGTAAATGGAGCATCCAATAGTTTTTCTGGATATGTAGCAGAGTCTCCAACACCAACAACTACAGGATTTACACTTATTTGTCCATCCACACTAACATCTGGAAGTGTGGGATCTGGAACCATTATTAATGGTGATTCTTTTGGAAGAAATGTTAGACCACTGTTTTCTCCAACGCCAAGCGGTTCTGGGGTAGTAACTCCAACGACAGTAACTTTTAATGCGGGAACAACTTATGCTGTAGGATTTTTGATTTCAGCATCTGGAGGAACTGTACAATTCCCAGCTTTGGCAGCAAACACAGCAGTGCACAATACTCTATTTTTACCCGTATTAACATCAGGTTTAACAGGTCAAACTACAATTACATCTGCGTCTGTTCAGGGTGGCGGTATTACTGCAAATGCTGCATGGGCTAGATTAACATAGAGGTATATATATGTCATACGACTTAAAAATTCTAAAAGACAATCCAATTGGTTATTGGTCTTTTAACAACACCGCAAACGACCTGACTATAAATGCTAATAATGCTTATAGCAATGATGATGTATTAAATTTAACTCCACTTTCAGCAGGAGATGTTTGGACCAATTCAACTGGATCAAATGATCAAGTGCTTGTAGGTCAAAGTTACACGGCTACAGCGTATACAAAAACAACTACTGGAAATAGAAATACCTATATCCGAATTGATTGGTATAAAAATGACAATAGTCTAATTACCACAAATTCTGGAAGCACTTTATCTGCTAATAATACTAGTTGGACTCAAATTTCTGTTACAGCAACTGCACCAGCAAGTGCTGTTTATGCAATTACAACAATAACTGTTCAAGGTGCTACAGGAGACACAGATATACAATTTATAAGAGGTGTAGTTTTTAATAATTCCTTATTGCCAGTATCTCGTTTTGTTTCTGGATTCAATACAAATTTGTCTAATACAAAAGCTTCTGGTTATTACACATCCCCACCAATTATTGCAAATAGTGGTTCATCGTTAAAAATTTTAAATTCATCAAGTGTTGTTATTTCAAATACGGCGGGTAAGTATGAAGTGCTTTCTAAAAACTTTGAAAACAACACATTTGTTGTTAGTTTTTGGTTCAGCTTAAACAATCAATTAAATGGAAGTGGAAATAACTCATCTCCATACTCAGGAAACAAATTAAATCTATTTAACATTAAGTCTGGCTCTGTCGTAATTGGAAAAGTGTATTACGATTATTTATCCAATACAATTAGATTTTCAATTACTGGTTCTGGTAATAGCGATGCCTATTATGTTGTTAATGATCTAGACAAACAGTTTTATGTTGTTGCAACATACTCAAATCAATCTACGTCAATTGTTGTTAATGGCATTCCTGGAGAAACAGGTTCTGTTTTAGACACATCCGCAATGTCTTCTTACTCAAAAGCATCCCTAACTTTTACACTTGATGGATCATCTATTACTGGAACATCCACATTACCGCAAAACTTCTTGGTAAACTCTTTAGCGTTTTTTAACTACAATTTGAGCCAAGAGCAGATAAAGAGCCATATGCTTTGGGCGGGAAACACAGAAAAACCATTATTCCAAGGAAATCTTTCAGCAAGTACATCCCTGTTCGACTTCTCTATAGATCCCTCGGAATATGGAACCTATAGGGTTATTTCTGGATTAGATTTTGGAAATCTTGGAACGGTGACTAACCTGTCTGTAACAAAAAGTGGATTACAGCCTCTTATCATTAATGATAATAATTTTAACAAAGATTACGATAGCACAGCAACCTATTCTATATCCAGCTCAAGCGGTATAAGTTGGTCTGGGTCGGCTGGGGTAGACTTTACAGAAATTAACAATTACTTTAGCCTAACAAATGGCTTTGTTATTGGTGGAAGTCTATTTAGAACTGCAGCGAGTACAGCCTATACAGCAAATGGCGGGGAGTATGTGTTTGGAATAAGTAGCGTCAATAACGGCAAGCACCTATTCCTTGAATACAAGTACGTTAGTTCCAGTTGGCAATACAACTTAAATATTTATGACCCAAGTGATGCTACAACTACAACTTTATTGACAGCGTACAATACCAGTTTTGCAAATGATAATTTTGCCTTAAAGATTGATAGTAATTCTATTCAGTTGGAAATCTTAACATCAACATCTGGAAGTAGTGCTAGTGTTTCAACTACAGCCATACCCAATTACTTACCGTTGTCTTTGGGAACAAATAGCACACTAACAATCGGAAACTCTTATCATTCTCCAAAAACATTTTTATCTTCAATAAATTATGTTAACCTTGGAAACTTTTCCATTACAAGCTCAAGTTTGAGATCTATTTATAGTGCAAGTTATTTAACAACACCTATGACCTTTATGTTTGATATGAGTAGTTCAGTCAACCCATTCTTTGTTTCACAGTATGGGCGGTGGGAGTTCATAGTTCCTTCATCTAATATTTCAAATTCATACCTACAAGGAACATCGTTTGACTGGAAGTCTATGGATAACTGTAGAGTTTCTATATCCTATGATGGCGGAACAACATTTTCAACTTTAAATAGGTGTCAAGCAGCAACTGGATATGATCTATCAAAATCCCCCAAAAACTTAGTGATTGGTGTAGATATCTTTACAAGATATGATATGGATTCAAGTTATCAATCATTTAACAATTTTTCATACGCATTCTACAATGACCTTGATATTTATTCAGATGCAGAGTATTATAAAATATCAACACCTTCAGATAGAACACTTGCAAACTATATTCCGCAGGTTGTGGATGGTAATATTTTATCCCGACCAGAAAATTTTGGAATAAGGTTTACGGGAGATTCAAATAAAAGACAGGGATATGGACTGATTACAGTTCCATCAACATCTAGCTACAGAGCAATTGAATTTTGGTATAGACCAGAATTTACAGTTGGACCTGTTGCAAGAACAAACATTATTCAAAACCCATCATTTGAGTCACAGCCACCACTTGGATATGGATGGTTTTCTCAGCCAAACTCTACATCAGCATCTAGAACAAACTCTCAAAGCTATGTTGGCTCATATTCGGCAATCGTTACTGGAAGTTATACATCAACCGACTATATGGGAATAAGTGCTCAGACAACAGGCGGAACAAGGTTGCTTGCAAGCCCTGGAGCAACTTATACTTTTTCAGCATACGTTAGGAATATTGACTTAGGATTACCACTCAATCCTCTAATATATTTTTATGGCTCAGCAGCCACCCCCATATCAATTGTCGCTGGAGCTAGTGTTGTTCCTACTGCTTCTGGATGGACAAGGATTTCTGTAACCGCCACAGCACCAGCAAACACAGCATCAATTACTCCAAGAGTTTTCACCGCTAGTCAAGTTTCACCATCATCTCATGGAAAATCCTTTTTGGTGGATGCAGCTCTACTGGAAGTTACAGCATCAGCAAACCCCTATTTTGACGGAAATAGTCTGGGGGGAACTTGGTCTGGAACAACAAACCTTTCATCATCAAGCATTCGCATGCACTCTATAATAAGCACCAACTCTTTAGTTTCAGCATCACCAGTCATATGGATAAACTCTAGTTCAGCACTAAAGTATCTTGGCGGAACCCTCTCTGTTAATGGTGCAGCGGTATCTGATGGATCTTTTGTTGTTTCCAGGAATGAACTATATCATTTGACCCTACAGTTGTCATCTAGCGCAAATAGTAATCTATACTTAAACGGCGGGGATGGAAGTTTCTCTGCAAGTAACAGTTTAGCTACATATGGCTATCTTCAATTTTGGAATACCACCCCTTCATCAACGGAGATTTTAGCAAGATACAATCAGTTTATCGGCAAAGTTCCCGCAAGAATTACAGATAACAACACCCTGAAAGTGGTATCATCTTCGTCAACAGATAGGTTTGTCATTACCAAAATTGGTTAATATATGTTCAGAAATTTCGTTTTCATCGTCAATAATGGTAGAATTTATTCATGAGTAGAATGAACGTAACAGAAATCGATGAAGTCAATTATGGCTTATACCTTTGGGAAATGCCAGGCGGGGCTTTGGTCATGGATGAAGAAGGAAATTATTTAAATATTGCTGCAATGAAGGGCGATATTGTAAGAATTAAAAGACTTAAAGATTCTGCAAAATCTTATGGACTTGAGGAAGGAAAGCCAGTATGGTTTTCTGCCCATAGAAGAGTTACCGATGAAGAATATGAATTGCAGAGACAAAGAATGGAAGTGGGACTCGTTCCAGACGAATTAGATGTTCCTGCCATCAAAGAAGATATCGAACAAAAGAGAAAATTAGGACTTTATAAATAATGGCAAATTTAATACCAGTAGATGACGATAACGATTCAGATTTTGTTCAAATTAGAACAGATAGAGATTATGGATCAAATAACCCAGAGTCAGAATTTGACGATCCCTTTGCAAAAAGCTGGGACGACCTAAAAAAGATTGAAGGTCTAAATGAAAACTTTAAGCGTAGAGCCAATAGGCTAGAAAAGTCATTCACTGGTATTGACGGGGCTAAGTCAAAAAAGCTAGACCCACTTGACCTAACAGGATACTCCCTGTTTATGATTGTTCAACCCCCATACAATGTTATGTACCTTTCTCAACTTTTTGACATATCTCCATTCCATCACGCTGCAGTTCAAGCAAAGACTGCAAATATTATTGGACTTGGATATGACTTTGAAGAGACCCAGAGAACCCTTGATAGAGTTGAGGATGTTCTTGAAGATGAAGATAAATTAGATAAGTTACGCAGAAAGATTTCTCGTGGAAAGCAAGACCTTAGACAGTATCTAGAAAGCATGAACTCCGATGACGGTTTCTTAGAAACAATGAAAAAGATTTGTACAGATTTAGAGGTTACTGGTAACGCCTATCTAGAAATTGGTAGAACATCTTCTGGAAAGATTGGATACATTGGTCACATTCCATCCATCACTATGCGTATCCGCCGTCACAGAGACGGGTTTGTTCAGGTAGTTTATAATCGCTACACATTCTTTAGAAATTATGGAGATACCACAACAGAGGATCAGATTGGTACAGATCCCCGACCAAACGAAGTAATTCACTTTAAGGTTTATACTCCAACAAACACCTACTACGGAGTCCCAGATATTATTTCTGCAAAGAATGCTATTGCTGGTGACGAGTTTGCACAGCGTTATAACTTGGATTACTTTGAGAACAAGGCTGTTCCAAGATACATTATTACTGTAAAGGGAGCAAAGCTTAATGCAGACTCCGAAAGAAAGCTTTTGGAGTTTTTCCAGACAGGTCTTCGTGGAAGAAACCACAGAACACTTTACATCCCACTCCCATCAGATGGAGAAAATGCTCGTGTTGAATTTAACATGGAAGCTATCGAAGCAGGTATTCAGGATTCATCATTCAAGGAATATGCTGTAGAAAGTCGTGACCGTATTCTTTTGGCGCACCGTGTTCCAATTAGCAAGTTGGGAACACCGCAGGGCACATCTTTGGCGGGAGCAAGAGATGCAGATAAGACATTCAAAGAGCAGGTATGTAGACCACAACAGGACTACTTTGAATACAAACTTAATAAGTTAATCTCTGAAATGACAGATGCCTTTACAATTAGATTTAATGAACTTACTCTTACAGATGAAGAGATGCAAGCCCGAATTGACGATGTTTACCTGAAGGATCAAGTTATTGTTCCTAACGATGTTAGACTTCGCAAGGGTCTCCCACCAAGAAAGGGTGGGGATGAACCATTAGTTATTGGTGCTAAAGATGCAGCAGAAACAAAGGCTCAAGAAAATGGCACACGACAAAGAGATCAACAAAGAAAAATTAATGCAACCGACACGCAAGGTGAAGCAAGAAACCCAAAGGGCGAGGGAAGAACCCAAAAATAAATAGGAGCGTATAATACCACAAATTTTGTATTAGTTTACAATCTTGGTATTATTTAATTAATATGAATATTGAAAAAGCTACATGGGCAAACGGAGAACGCAAGATGAGTCTTGCATTCCCCTTTGCTAAAGTCGATAAAGAAAATCGCACAGTATCTGGATTCGCTACACTAAACAATCCAGATAAGCATGGCGATATTGTAGAGCCTGACGCAAGCAAGCGAGCATTTGAAAGATTTCGTGGAAATATTAGAGAAATGCATCAGCCAATTGCTGTTGGTAAAGTTCTTTCTTTTAACGAGGAAGATTACTACGATCCACAATCAGGAAATACCTACAAGGGTGTTTATGTAAATGTTTATGTTTCAAAGGGTGCTCAGGATACTTGGGAAAAAGTATTAGATGGCACCCTTACTGGATTTTCAATTGGCGGGAATATCGTAGAGGCTTCAATGGAAAAGGGAGCTTCCGAGACAGATGAAGAACGTAGAGTTATTAAAGATTATGACCTGCATGAATTAAGTCTTGTTGATAACCCCGCAAACCCACTAGCGAATATTTTTTCTATTCAAAAAAGTGGAGATAATTTAATTTTTAAAGGAATGGCAACAGAAATTGAAACGGAAAACGTCTTCTGGTGCGGAACAGATCAGATTGCTACATCTACTGCGAACGAAACAAAAGATTGCAGCGTTTGCGGAGATTCAATGGAGACCATTGGTTGGATTGAAAAGTCTGATACAGAAAAGTCTGAATCTATTCAAAAGGTAGTTGACGGGTACTTAAAGAAAGATGACGCTCCAGGTCCAGATCATGGTCCAAATGGAATTGTCGAATCTCCCTCAAAGCCAATTAATTCTCAGAGTACTATTAATAGATACCCTGATCAAAACAATATCAGCACTACGAAAGATATTGATGAAAAAAATAAAATCAGCAAAGGAGGTAGTATCGTGGCACAAGAAAGCCCAGAAGAACTAGAATACGACCAAGCTGAAGAAATCAATGAAGTTGTTGAAGAGGTAGAAGACACACAGATTGAAAAGTCTGCAGATATCTCTGAAGTTGAGGTTGACGAACTAGACTTTACCAAGATGGTTACTGACCTTAAAGACTTTGTTGGCGAAAAGCTTGAGAAGAGCATCAATGATACAAGTACAGAAACATCCGAACTCCGCAAGGCTCTGGAAACAGAGAAGTCAGATCTAGTAAAAAGATTTGATGAAGTTCGTGAAGAGAATGTAGAACTTAAAAAGTCAATTGATGACATTAAGACGCTTGTTACCGATCTACAAAAATCATTGATGGAAACATCAGAAAGAGTTGCTATGTACGAAAACGACACAGCATTCAAAAAGTCTGGCGACATGGATAAGCCAGAGGTAGCAAGAAAAGAAAATAATATTTGGCAAGGACACTTCCTCGGAGTCCAAGACCTATAATAAATCTATTTTGAAAGGTAGGTGAAATAAAAAATGAGTAATGAACTTTTACAAAAAGTAATTGATACAACAAACCTCGGTCAGAATGGTGCAGTTAATGCATCAGGTGATGCCAGCAACCTTAGCGGTGTTGGTCTTCTCTACCCTGATCAGGCTAACCGATTCCTAGACTACATGTGGGATGCAACAATTCTGGCTAAGTCAGCTCGTACAATCCGTATGCGCTCAAACACAACCGAAATTGATCGTACCGCAGTTGGTCAGAGAATTATGACAGTAGCTCAGGAAGATAAGCCAGTGGATTACACAGGCTACAATACTGGACAGGCTGGTCAGATCACATCACAAAACGCTGTGTTCTCAAAGGTATCTTTGACAACTCGCAAGTTGCGCCTTGACTGGGAACTCTCAGCAGAAGCACTTGAGGATAACATTGAAGGTCCAGATCTAGAAGATCACATTGCACGTCTCATGGCTACCCAAGCGGGTAACGATATTGAAGACGTATTGATCAACGGAACTGGAACTGGTGCTGGACTTATGTCTGCATTCACAGGTTTCCGCAAGTTAGCTGCAACTAACGCACACGTTGTTGACGCACAGGGTTACGGTCTAGATAAGGCTGTATTCAACCTTGCAATCAAGCAGCTTCCTCGTAAGTACAAGCAACGCCGTAACCAGCTGCGCTTCTTCGCAGGATCTAACTTGGTTCAGGATTACCTGTACAACCTGACTAACACAGGTGGTAACTTCCTACCATTCGATATCTCTTCAGGTATCCTTCGTGGTGAAGTAGCTGCTAATGATGGTGGTCCAGGTACAACAACGCCGTTCGCTTTCGGTATTCCAGTAATCAACGTCCCATTAATGGACGAGACATTGGCATACGAAGGTAGCACAAGCCCAACAGGTTCAACAAGCGGTCTGCATGGTGATATCCACCTTACATTCCCACAGAACTTCATCGTTGGTATTAAGCGTGATGTTACAGTTTACCGTCTCTTCCAACCGAAGAAGGATACAATTGAGTATACCCTCTTCATCCGTGTTGGTTGTGTATTGGAAAACTATGACGCTCACGTTCTTGTCAAGAATGTTCGTGTTTCGGGTACAGCAGTACCTCAAGGTTCAGCATTCGGCTCTCTCTTCAACGGATCTACTACAACTGATCCAAACTTTGTTAAGGGATCTAATGTTAACTTCCAACCAGGCGATGGTCGTGGATTGGGTACTTACTAAAAATCTTAGTAAAACAATGGGTAAGGGGAGCATATATTGGCTCCCTTTATTCATTTTACAAATTATTTGGTATAATCATTACATAGAGAAAGGAATCAAATGTCTTTTGATACGATGAAAGTACAGGAGCTTCGTGAGGTAGCGGAGTCTTTTGCGGTAGAATTACCAGTAAAAATTGCAAAACAAAAGCTAATTTTGTTATTGGAAGAAGAAGGTATCACTTACGATACTTATAAAAGATTTTTCGATAGTGAAAAAGTAGAGCCAGAGTTAGCACCAGCACCCCGCCCACAGCCAGTAGATGTAAATTCTCCTGGAGTTGTTTTGGTAAAGATGGATAGAGACAATATGTCTTATCAGTTTGGAAACTTTGTTTTCACAAAAGATCATCCATTTGTGCCAATGACAGAAAATGATGCACAATTGATTTTTGACACACTTGAAGGTTTTAGGTTAGCGACACCTAGGGAAGCCCAGGAATTCTACCGCTAATTATTGGAGGAATCTTAATTGCAACAAATTCATAATGGAACAACTCAGACACTGAGTTTGGCTATTTACAGTCAGGGTTTTTTAACCGATGCAGACGGTGCTGTAATTGTTAGGATTACGGATGCTGACACAGGAGTTGTCTTGGTCGCATCCGCATCCGCAATTAGCCAACCACCAAGCGGAGAGTACACATATGATGTAACTCCAGATGTTACACAGTCTAACCGAGTTCTGCAGGTGCTTTGGTCGTACTCTCTGAATGGTAAAGCAACATCACAAACACAATTCGTTGAGGTAGTTACTCCCTATGCTTTAGTTAGCGATATTGTCAGTTACTACAAATTGGGAACCAAGCCATCTGAAATCAATTATTTTTCCGAGTCGGATATAATGATTGCAGAAAATATTGCAAGAACTCAGATTAATAATTACACCATGCAGGACTTCGGAAGAAGATACGACTATCAAGAAATTTTCGGAATTGGTAGCGATGCAATAGAGCTTACAGAAAGAATGCTGTGGGTAGATAAACTTTACGAAAATGATCAGCTAGTTATTGACTACACAGCAAGTCCAACATACAACAGCTTCGGGTTTGATGTAGAGTTGACACAAACTGGAAAAGCGTTAAGAATTAAAACCAATATGTTCGACACCCGTTATGATAATCAGGTAGACCCAACAATTTTTTCTTACGGAAAGTTTAGAAACAACTCTCGCTACAAAATTATTGGAGAAATTGGGTACAATTATGTACCACAAGATATTAAACTTTGCACACTGTTGCTCTGTGGCGATTTATTGTCAAATGATGCAGCATGGAGAAACAAGTATTTAAAGAAGGTTTCTCTAGCCGAAGTATCCTTCGAATTAAGTGCGGGGGCACTAAACGGTACAGGAAACGTCATAGTTGATGGAATTCTAGATCAGTATCGCAATATAAACATTGTTGTGATATAAATGTCAATATTTCAGTTAAATTCTTATGTAAATAGTTTTATGAATATGACCGCAGATATTTATTCTCAGAAAAATACGCAGTCTGAAAGCGGTGCCATGTCAAGGCAGTGGTCTTATGAAAAAACAATTACTTGCAAGGCAATGGTTGTTAAAGATGATGGCGGTAAAGCAATCAGTGATGATAAACAATACAAGACTGGCAACCAAGGATATCAGGAAAACCTTCACGTTAAACTACAATCTCCAGTTAGATTAAGTAAGCGTTTTAGGGTTGTTGGAATTAGAACGTCAGATGGGAATAGTGTTTTTGTAGAATCGGACAAGTATGATCAAAAAGACACAGTGTTTGATGTTATTTCTAGCCATCCCGTCCTAGATCCATTTGGCAAAATATCTTACTATGAAGTAAACCTAAGAAGGGCACAGGTTCAAAACAATGATATCGCTTCGGTTTGAGAACATTAATACTCTTTTTAACGAGTTAGAAAATAAGATTGATGGTGTTAATCAGTTAATAACAAAAGAGACGGAATCTCAATTGGCAAAAGCAGTCTTTACAATAACTACCAAAAAGTTTATTAAAGATTTTGGTATAGAGGCTGCCCTAAACCCTAAAAAATATTTTCATATGTACGAATGGAACAGCGTTGGAAATCCAAGCAAAAAGTTATTTTCGATAAAAAGGCAATCCGCTTCTTATGGCAATTTAAAGATTGCTGTAAACTACAAGCAATCTAGAACACCAGTTCCCATTCCAGGAAAATTACAAGAATCTCGTAATAAAAACAAGAGAGTTAAAAAGAGATCCGTATTTGTTAACAAAGCCGAGATTATGGAAACTGGAAAGCCAGTGTCTTTTACTACAAAACAGTATATTGCATTCTTGTCTCAAAAAGATGGAAAAGTTCGCTTTGTTGCTCCAGGAAAAACGGTAAGAATATCAAATCCTGGAGGTAACCTTACAAAAGGAGCGTTTGACAAGTTTTTAACAACTTGGTATGCAAATAAAGTAGAGTCTGCTGTCTCTTCATCTGGTATGATAGATATGGTCGGAAAGCGTGTGGCTACGTCTTTAAATCAAAAGGGTGGCGGTAAGGTTGCAGCAAAAGAAGCTATTCGAATTGTTGCAGAATCATATTCACAAGGAGTAACTGAATTATAATGACTGATTATTCAAAATTGGCGGTATACGGAATAAATAATTATCTTTGGAAAAAACTAAAAGATGAAAACCTTCTTGACGAGCAGGATTACTATGTAGATGAATTTGCAGACTTCTTAGTTCCAATAATTCCCGCCCAACAAATACCTGAGTTTAACAATTTGTTGCCAGGAAAAACCTATTTAATTTATGACTATGAAATTCTTAGAACTGGAGAGAACTATTGGATCACAGAAGAGATTCTTACCTATACAATTGTGTCTCCAAACTACGACAAAATTAATCAAATTATCACATTTATCCAAGCCATCCTTAGCAAGTATGATGATGCAGCCCACGATATAAATGCGTACAATAGCAATACAACCCCTTTTGAGTACCATTTCTTGTATAACGAGAATACCGTATCCCCCCAAAACTTTGTTACAGAGGGCGGGTTCATGGTTGGTGAAACTCAAATTAGATATACTTATGTAAGAAAAGATTGAGATTGCAACAAGTTTGTCTTGTTGTCTACTCATGATAAAATAAAAGAGAGGAAGTGAAATTCGCCAATACCTTAAAAAAGAAAGGTAGGTGAAAAATAATATGGCAGACGTAAGAAATATTTTAGTTGGTGCAGCGCAAATTTTCGTTTCAACAGGAACGGGAAATTCACGCCCATCAACACAAACAGGTTCAGCAGGAGACATTGGCTGGTCAGCATCACAAAGTGCAAAGTCGTACTTAACAAGTGCAAGCACAAAGTGGAGAGATGTTGGTTATACCAACGCTGGTCTTGAAGTTTCGTATGAACCAGGATACAACGATGTAAGCGTAGATCAGTTGCTTGACGCAGCTCGTCTATTCAAGGCATCAATCAAAGTTATGCTAAAGACAGAATTGACAGAGGCAACCCTTCAGAATATCAACTTGGTATTCGGACAGGCTGAGACTTCAACAGTATATTCAGACACAGGTACGGCAACCACCGCATCAGCAATCACTGGATCATACACTGGTAGTGCAGCAGCTACAGGTTCGGCAGTTCTCAACATTGCTGCTGGATCACTAGGTGACGCACCAGTTGAAAGATCGATTGTTGCTGTTGGAAATGCTCCAACATCAATTTCAACATCAGCATCAGGTGCCCCTGTTTCTGCATCAGCAGCAATTAATAAAGAAAGAGTTTATGTTGCTCGCAGAGTAGTTCAAGTAGAATCTTCATCGCATGGTTTGAAGCGTGATTCTGCAACGGTATTCCCCGTTCAGTTCCGTTGCTTACCAGATGATGCAGACAAGTACGATGGCGCAGAATACGGCGTTATCATCGATAGAATTTTAAGCTAGTCAATAGTTTAAGGCTTTACATAGATACCCTCCAGAAATGGGGGGTATTTATGGTTTTGATTATATTATTGGTATAATGTTATAAGAATATAAGGAGGATGCTTTGCCAACTACAGTATACGATGTTGAGGAAATTCAACTATCAAACGGTAAAACACTAACAATCAAACCGCTTACAATTAAGCACTTAAAGAAATTTTTAAAAGTTATTAAGAAGATGGATGATCCAGAGATCACAGAAGAAGACCAGATTATGGAAATCTTTATCGAAGGTGCTATGGTCTGTTTAGAACAGTTAATGCCAGATCTTGCAGAAGACCGTGATCTATTTGAGGACACTATCGAAGTGCCTACCATGATGAAAATCTTGGAGGTAGCTGGGGGGCTAAAACTGAATGACCCAAACCTAGCACTGGCGGATCTGGCTGGGATGAACTAGATCTCGCCAAGTTAGAATCTGAAGTTTTTCTTCTTGGACACTGGAAGAATTATGAAGAACTTGAATCTAGCTTATCGGTTGAAGAGTTGCTTGCAACAATTCGGGCGATATACGAAAAAGAGGATAGATCAAATAGATTCCAGGCTGCAATACAAGGTGTAGACATGGAAGAACAATCGGACTCTACGGCTCAAGATGTTTTGGGTCTTAAGGGTTACGAAGCCCAAAAAGCGGGATTTGGAATAGGTCTTGGTCTTGGGTATATGGAGGAATAATTAGTGGTAAACCGCATTGATATTGAAGTTAGTGCTCTTGGTAATTTTTCGCAAATTCAAACAGAGCTTACTAAACTTAAGGCTACCATTGCCCAATTACAATCACAACCACTATTAGGAACTTCTGGTCAGGAAACCGCTAAAGAAATTCAAAATGTTCAAAAGCGATTCGACCAGATGGTTCTTTCTACAAGAGCCTTCAATGTTCAAATGGTTGAAATGTCCGACTCTGTGGACAAGTTTGGTCAAAATCTTGAAAGAGGAAAATTAAAACTTCACGATTACTTTAGGATTTATCGGGAAAATGCAAGAGGAATAAGAAACGAACTAGACGAACTTTCCGAAAGACAGGCAAGAATCGGAAAGTCCGTAATTATTCCAGATGCTCTCAAAACGGGTTATTCAAGAGTAATCACCAGCATCAACGCTGATCTCAAAACACTTGGGGCACAGGAAGATGCCGTAAGAATTAAAGCACAAGCTTTAAATACCGTCATTCGTGGAATGGGTACCGAACTTGTTAACTTGGGTAAAAATACCCAGTGGGCAGGTAGACAACTTACAGTTGGTCTAACGGTACCCCTTTCTGCATTTGGGGCAGCAGCAGCAAAAGCTTTCCGAGATGTAGATAAAGAGTTGACCAGAATGGCAAAGGTCTATGGAGATGGAGTAACTCAAACATCAGAGAAAACTATCTCCGAGATTCGTTCTCAAACTTTAGCTTTGGCAAATGAACTTGCTGCAACATATGGTATGGCAGCACAACAAACCGCAGCAGTCGCTGCTGATTTAGCTGCTACTGGTTTGCAAGGAAATGACCTACTTAAAGCAACTAAAGAAACTATGCGACTTTCAACTCTTGGTGAATTAGATCAGCAGAGTGCAATTAAGGCAACCGTAGCCCTTCAAAGAACTTTTAGACTCTCTACTAAGGATCTAAGTGAATCTATCAACTACCTAAACGCAGTGGAAAACCAAACAAGTACATCACTTGGGGATCTTGTTGAAGGATTGCCTCGTGCTGCTGTTGTTGTTAGACAGTTGGGTGGTTCCTACAAAGACCTCTCAGCAATGATGGTCGCTATGCGTGAAGCAGGTGTTCCAGCAGCAGAAGCAGCAAACTCCATCAAATCGGCAATGGCTTCTATTATTAATCCCAGCACAAAAGCAACAGAGTCCCTAAAGTCTTTTGGAATTGACATTCAAGACATTACGACAAAAAATGCTGGAAATCTTATTGGAATGATTCGTGATTTGCAATCTGCTCTAGACTCTATTGGCGGAACCAATAAAGTTCGAATGATTGAAGAAATCTTTGGAAAATTCCAGTTTGCTAAAGTTACAGCCTTGCTAGACAACTTAGGAAAAGCGGGAAGCCAAACTCAAAGAGCATTCCAACTTGCAGCATCGTCATCTTCACAACTTGCAACCTTGGCGGAATCAGAATTAAAGCGTCAAACAGAAAGTGTTAGCGGTAGATATAACAGAGCAATTCAAGATTTTAAAACTAAAATTGTTCCACTTGGAGAGCAAGTAACAAAGTGGGCTACTACCGCAATGAATGTTTTCAACAAGTTCCTGGATATATTGAACAAATTTGCTCCACTTAAAAATCTTTTCGTTGGCTTGTTTGGAGGCTTGGCTATAGTTGGTCCAGTCCTCATGATGACTGGTATCATGGCAAATCTTGTTGGATCCATTATTAAGGGTGCAAACGCCTTTAGAATGTTTAAAGACGGATTTAAAACGGGCGGGCTAAGAGAAGCTTTCTCTAGTATTCAAAACTTCTACCAGAACATTGATATTAGTGCTATGGCTGCAGCACAAAATACTCAACAGTTTGGAAGCAACGCCCTTAATGCTGTAAAGGCTTTTGAGGTACTTAACCTAGAACTTGTAAAGTTGAAAGAAAGACTTCACGACCTAGCCTTACACCCAATCACATTAAACCTAAAGACAAACTACGCAAGCCTCTCTGATGAAGAACTATATGCAATGAATCTATACGAAAAAGATTCTAAGCAACAGGGTGGAGAAAGACCACACTATACATCAAAATCAGATGCTATGCGAATGTATCAATCAAACCCCTCATCCTACAGACATTTGCAGGAAATTGAAAAGGATTACATTTCTCAACACGGACCACAAGAAGGTGCTAGAAAGTTCAAGCAATACTTTGAAGAAGGTCAGTCGGCACAATATGGCATGGTTCAACAAGGTGGGGCAGCAGCATTACTTCAACAAAGATATGGAAAAGAAAATGTAATCTATGGTCCAAAGTCGGGGGTAACTAAAGAAGAAATTTACACAAGAGAAGTAGCCAGACTTGTTGACATTCACGATCAAATTCTTGTTGGAAAAATTAAAGATCAAGAATTAGCAGCAGAGCAGTTAACAAGAATTCTTGGAACAGAAAGCAAAAAGGGTCAGGCTCTTAATGCAAGCGAATTATCTAAATTAGAGTCTATTGTTGCTCAGGTTACATTTGCCGAAGAGCAAATGGAGAAGGCTGTTATTGACAATCTTGTTCAACAAAGAGCAGTTCTTTCAGGTTCGGCTGAGTCTATTGAAGAGTTAAACATTGAAATAAAAAGAATTATGACTACTGGAGATCCTGGAAGTAGAGCTGCAAGAGTGGGTGCTGCTTGGAGCAACTTCTTAAATACTCTGTCCCAAGAAGCCATTGATGAAATTACAACATTGAGAAATACTCTGTCTACTTACGCAGGTGCATCTACCCCTCAACAGACCCTGATGATGGCAAGAAATGTTGAGGCTCGTATTGCAAGGCAAGCTCTTCAAGCTGGAGACATTCATGCTGCACAACTTGGTCCAGGTGAAACAATGGGTGCTCAAAGAATTAGATCCGCACTTGTTGCATATACTCCAACACTTCCAAACAAATTGCAAGCTGGTGGAAGTCCTTGGGTTCCAGGAAGCGGGGATGGAGACAAAGTTCCAGCCATGTTGGAGCCTGGAGAGTTTGTAGTTAATAAAAAAGCTGCCAAGCAATATGGTGGCTTACTTCATGATATTAATTGGAATAAAGCACCAAGATTCCAAACTGGAGATTTAGTTCCAGGCGGAGGGCTTCAAAGATCTCACATCATGTCAGACAAATCGGGACCACTCCTTCTATTAGACAAAGAAGCAAACCTTGGTATGGAGCATGGAATATCTGGAACTAAATTGGCTCAAGCATTTAGTAATCCTCAAGCTTATGCCCTGATGCATCAAACTGGATTAAGGCTCGGACTGACCCCAGAACAGTCAATAGAAAGTATTTCTAAGTTGAGGGAACAACTAATTAGAGCAGCACGAGCAAATCCAGACAAAATTTTCAGTGGGGGAAGTTTTGAAGAACTCTTTGGCGACCAGATTGTTCGATCTTCCCTATTCGATGGAAAAAACGGACACCTGTGGGCTTTAACATCTGAGGCTTTGTCCGTTAGAACAAAAGAAGACCTTGAAAGAGCAAGAAAGTGGCAATCTGAAGGTTTGTTAGATGAAAAAATGATTAAAAGGCTGGACAAGGTTGAAGAAAAACTTAAACTTGGTCAATCTCTTGGTGGCACTGGTACCTCTGTATTGACTACAAGAGCAAAACAAGCTGGACTAATTAGATCTATGACAGCAACGGGTGGAGGGCTTGGATCAAATGTTTGGCAAGCCATGAGATCTAATTTCCCAAACCTTGTCGGTGCATTTAGTAATGCACCAGGATTTGTAAGTGGCGGTTCCACCCTTGAAGATATTTGGGGAGATAATCAAAGAATATATCGTGCACCACAATGGCAGGGACCAAGATTACCAGTTGACTATGGATTTAAAACTCGCCTACCAGTAGATGCTAAACACCCATTCTTTTCAACAGAAGAGGAAGCAGAAGCATATCGTAAAGAATATCTTTCAACACCTCGTGGTGGAAGCGAAAAATTAGATCTTAGAGACATTCACAGATTTGATAACGACAAGTATAATTTAGAGGCATTGGCAAACACTTGGCAACAGGGTCCAAAGGGCATTAGAAACCATCCAGAAAAGCTAGAAGCATTACTACGTTTCTTTGCTCCAATTAAGCAAGCAATGACCTTAAGAAGAAAGTCGATGTTGGGAATTCCTGGAGAAATGCCAGACGCTCAACAGATTGCTATATTAAAAGCACTTGAGTCTGGCAACTACGAATCAATACTTGGAAGTAAATTTAGCCTATCTGGAAAGCCTTCTGCATATACAGAATGGGGACCACAATGGTTAATGTCTCGTGAATTCCATGACCACCCGCTTAAAATGCGTCAAGCAGAGAATTCGGTGTCTAGTTCTCAATCAGAGATAGAAAACTTAGAGCGTTTTGTAGCGAATTTGCAAAGCCCAGATAAAGAAACAGCTAAGTTTGCTAGAGATCAACTTGTGTCAAGAAATTCTGTGTTTAAATCAGCCGAAG